ACATTCCGTTCTTAAGTCTTAAAGACTATGAGAAGGAAGCAAAAAAGTATATTCTTAAGTTCGCCACCAAAGCACTAGCTCATTCAATAATGAAGGACGAAGAATCAATCTCGTTCATCGTTGAAAAGCTAATCCGCGCGGACTGGCGATATCGTGTCGAAATCGGTGTTCGCCGAGAAGACTATCGTGTCCAGTGTGCAAAATGGTCGATTACAGATTTGGTAAAGCGTTGGCACACAGAACAAAAAAAGAAAGAGATTCCGGCACCACTTCAAACTGACTTTGCCGATGACGACTACGAATTCATCGAAAGAGTGTTCAGTTGTGAATCTCTAGTTGAGACAGAGCGAGATGTGCTCCGTCAACGTTTCTTTGAAAATAAAAGTATAGCTAAAATTGCACAGTCCCATAATTGCGGTCCCGACAAAATACGGAAGATTTTACGCGATAGCCTACAAAAAATTAGAGAGTGGTTTCCCTGTGGCGTTTAAAAAAGACCTCGCGGTTGGTGAACAGGGCGAACAAATCTTTAAAGAACATATGGAGACTTTAGGTTTCTACTCGAAAAAGAAACATGGGAAGTTTCCAGAATACGACTTCCAATGTAAATCCGGAGAAACCAGATTTATTGCGGAAGTAAAATTTGATGTTATGGCAAACAAAACCGGAAACATCGCAATTGAAGTGTGGAATAGTAAGTTAGACAAACCAAGCGGAATAACGGTAACAAAAGCTGATGTGTGGGTTCAAGTTCTATCAAAAGATATGGTTTTGATAGGGTTAGTTTCGACTTTAAAGGATTTGGTAACTTATATTGTACCGCACAAAGTTGTAGAGTTCGGAGGCGATAAAAATGCTTCACTCGCGCTCTACCGAATAAATTTCTTGATAAATACGAACGTATTCTATATACTCAATAACATGACATCTGATGACTTTACGAGGTTTTTAAATAGCCGAGAGGTAGATAATGCCCAACAAAAGTCCGCTTAAGGACAGAATGTTCAAACTTGAATTTATCGTAGAACAGAACAAAAGTATTAAAATTGACGTTACTGTTTACAAGGAAGCTAAAGATAATCCTGAGTTGCCGGAAAATCTAGCGAAGATGATTAAGGCATTAGAGTCCGGTTTAATGAACGACGGAATTATTTTTAATATCCGTAAAGCTATTGGTGACGAATCAACCGAACAGATGTTGAAACAGCTTGTTAAGTTTGAGAGTAGATTAAGTCAGGCGGCGGACGAACCGTTTGTTCAGCCACTTGAAGTTTTTGGTTTTCGTGAGGATTTTGGTGATGATTAGTTGTGAAGTTGTTCTTGACTCTATTAGTCCGGCGAACCATAGAATTTCAACGTTGTTGGTTACGTTTCCACGTTGGATGCTGGCAGAATTTAACACGCACCGCGCTTTCAGTAGAAATGCGGCGTCAAGTCGTGCTATCCCTGTCTTAAAAATGATTAAGAGGGTTCAAGATAATCCTTTTATTCCTAAAGCCTTTGGTAAAAACTGTAAAGGAATGCAGCAAAAAGAATTGATTGACGAAGAAACAAACAGTAAAGCTTTGAATATCTGGAAAAGTGCGCAAGAAACAGCTTTAGGTCACGGACTAAGCTTAGAACAACTGAAAATTCATAAGCAGTATGCGAACCGAATTCTTGAACCGTTCGCCTACGTCACAGATATTGTTACCGCAACCGACTGGGAAAACTTCTTTGCGTTACGTGCTCATGAGGCGGCGGCACCAGAATTCCAAGAACTCGCCTATTTAATGCTTGATAAGTTAAACGAGTCCGAACCACAAAGTATTGAATTTGATGAGTGGCACATTCCGTTCGCCGACAAGTATTGTGACGGGATGGACCTTCAAACCAAACTAAAGGTTTGTACTGGACGCTGTGCCAGACTGTCCTATCTTAATCACGACGGTAATCTCAGTATTGAAGATGATTGTAAGTTACATGATAGACTATTAGAATCTGGACATTGTAGTCCTTTTGAGCACGCCGCGCAAGCAAAACCAAATGTCGCGGACGGTGAATATAATAGTGTACCCTATCGAAGTGGAAACTTTACAGGTTATGTTCAGTACAGAAAGACAATTGAAGGCGAGTGCCGAAAAGATTCAAGATTGTTGAAAAAATGTTATAAAAAGGCTTGACAAAGGTATCGGTCCCTGATACACTGGGCTATCGAAAGTGAGGAAATCATGCGACGAAAAATCCGTTGGTCCAAGTTTGAGAACCCATACAAAAAGAGCGTAGAAAACCACGACGGCGACCATGTGGAGGTTCCTAAGAAGATTTTAGGATACTCTCCGTATGGATTTATTGCCGACGATTCAGCTAATATCGACCGTTTATTTAACTTTTGGATTGGCGATACCACTTTCAATGTGAGTAAACCAGTTGTGTTAGCCATCCAGAAGGTTGAAGGTGTTGAAACTTTAGATGTGCCGACCCGTTATAGATTCCGCGTCGGTATTGGCCGACTGTTCGACGAAGTAAAGGTTAAGACTGAGATTGAATATACGCTCGCTTGCTTTCAAGAACAGATGAAGTTAAGTGAAAAGAAGCAACGGGAGTTTGAAACGGCTCTTGAAGTCGCGAGTCGTCAACCATATTTCTGCGTCTATATTCTACCAAATGAAAAAATGTTTTGCCGATACGGGAAAGATTTCGGCAAAATTCGAGACGAATACAATCTTTATAATCAAAGCCACGAAGAAGTTGGCGGCTTATTAGTAACACACGAAAATATTCACGAAACAAATTGGAAACATCACAAACAGACCGTATAATATATCTTTGGGAAGAAGTTACAGAAGTCTCTTGTCTCAAGATAATTAAAAAAATCAGGAAGTACCGGCGTTCGGGAGATTTGCCGATATACCTGTTTATCAATAGCGATGGCGGCTGTTTAGACTCCGCTATGGCTGTTATTGACGAGTTTGAGTCTTGTAAGAATGGCGGGATTGAGATTTGTACCGTAGTTCAAGGTTGCGCAAGAAGCGCTGCCGCGAACATTTTATTGGCCGGAACTAAGGGTAAGCGTTTCATTACGCCTAACTCTTACGTTATGCTGCATTTTACGAGTTATTCGTTGGATGACGATGACTACGACAAGCAGATTAAGGCCGTCAAATTTATGAGTAAGCACGAAAACAAACAGTTAGAAATGTTAGCGAAACTTTGCGGTAAACAGTTAAAAACGTTTAAGCGAAGTATCCAAAATGGGTTATGGTTAGACGCGGATTCTGCGGTAGAATTCGGTGTAGTGGACGCGGTATGGCGTTAGGGACGACGAATCGGGGGCCGTAATGCACGTAGGTACGTATCTGGCAAGTGTTCCTGTTAGCGGAAAGACTCCCAAGGAACTGTTCGATTTGTGGGCTGAAAGTGACCAGTTGATGAAGCTTGGAAATTGGGTGGTAAAAAACTACACGAATTTCAAGTACGCGAAGATTAACGATAAGGAGCAGGAAAAGAAGCAGATTTTTCTGATTGCACTTTGGAAAACGGTAAACAGGCATAAAGAGACGGAAGGTAACCACTTTGTAAATTCTTTGTGTCGTCATATCTCTTGGGAACTCAACGCATATCTTCATCGGTTCCGCAAAATTAATACAGATAAAATCAAAGAAGCTCAACGACTTGGTTTTATTAGAACCACGGTTAAACAGCCTGACGATTTGTCGGAAATGTTTTCTGGCGACGACCTAAAATTAATGCGACTCTATTTTGAGTACCGCGCGACATTAGAAGAAATCGGGAGAGTGTACGGTATTTCGAAAGAAGCCGCGCGTTTAAGAATTAATAAAGTAATGGGACGGGCAAATATCGAGTGTATTTAAAGGTAGGACGGTAGGATATAAATATATTGTTTTTTGGTTCGAAGAGAGGTATAGAAAATGGCTATTAAGAAAGCTATTTCTGGGAACGCATACAAGCATAATGGAGCTACTGTCCTTTGGGGTGGAGCCGCGAATACGTCGCAGGTAAACGCTCCTGTTACGGCTGCACCGGGCAACGCTATTATCGGCGTTCGTACTGGCACACAAATGGCAACAACCCTTTTGATTGGTTCTGGCGTTAAGGCCGCAATCACCGGGGATTTCGCTAAGATGACACAAGGTCGTTACGTAATGCAAGGAAACACTGGTTATCTTGCTGGTAACGTATCTACAAAGATTAATACCGGCGGTTCGCTTAATTCGGCAAGCCGTTCAATCCACTGGAAAGAAAATCAACGCAGCTTACTACAAGTTACTGCTGGTTGGAATTATGTAACTGGTCAGTTTTTAACAGCGCCAACATCACAAAACGATACCTATAAGAGTATTGATGGTGGTGCCGTAGTCGACCAAGAAGACCGACCAAGCCGCGCGGTTCCTGGCGAATTCACTTTCCGGTATGGTGCTTTTGCTCCAAGTGGCGCTAAGTACAAGGCAAACGTTTCCTCTTAATATTTAGTGTCTCTAACATAGGAGGCTTTAAATATGCCGGAAACAAGAGCGGACGGTCGGTTAACTGTCTTAGAAAAAGATTACCAAAATATCCATGAGGATGTTGCGGAAATCAAAGAAGTGGTAAATAAGATTTATGAGGCTATTCACGTAGACGATGGTGGACGAAAATCATTGTTTGGTCGACTATCCTCTGTGGAACAAAATGTTAGTTATCTTAATCGGGCAGCGTATTTTTTAACCTTGATAACAATCGTTATAATCGCGTCCGATACAGAGCTATTAAAAACAATCGCGAAACTATTTACAGGAGCTTAATATGAAGAATTTTTGGAAGTATCTACTTGAGCGTCTTAATGAGCGTTCAACTTGGATTGGTGTAATCACTCTTTTGATGAGCCTTGGCCTAAACGTAAGTGCTACTGTTCAGGAGTCAGTAATTAATGCTGGTATCTCGGTATCGGCCTTAATTATCATGCTACTCAAGGACGGTAAGGTTATCGAAGAGAAGAAACAGGATAATCCTGAAGTTAAGTAATAGTTAGTTGCATTTTTAAAGCCCGGTTCGCCGGGCTAGGACAGGAAAGGGAACAAAAATGCGTCTATTGTCTGCGTTAGTTCTATCGTTTCTCTTTACATTTCAGGTCGCCGCAACTGATTTCGTTGTGCCAAATCAAAAGATTGTTGGTGCAGAAGACGAAATTGCTGCTGGCGACCTTATTGTTTTAACCGTCTCCGACCCGGAGAAAAAGCCAGATTTTATGACAGAAGTCCAGTATAATTGGACGGTCATGGAAAATGGTAAGGTTCGAACAAAAGGTATCCGCGTATCCAAAGATAAAACTGAAGTCTTTTGGGGCGCGGGTGTCAAATCCACAATGTTTACGGTCTTCTTGAACCGGACATTTGTTTATCAAGTTAAAGAAACTGTCGAACTTAAAGATGGTAGTAAAAAGGAAGTCGTTAAAGAAATCGGTGTAAAGTCACCTGATGTTATGGTCGCCGAAATCAAAATTGAAGGCGTAAACCCAACTCCTGTTCCGCCACAGCCAAATCCTAATCCTACTCCCAACCCAAATCCAGTACCGGTTCCTCCGACACCCAAACCCGAACCGGTTTTCCCAGTAACAAAATACAATTTATCGAAGTTTGTGTTCGATAACGCAAAGACTTTGGTAAAGTTAGATGCTCCTAATCTATCTAGGACAGCACTAGCTTTGGCAAACTCAGTCGAATTAGTTGGTTCACAGATTGCGTCCGGCAGTATCACCGACGTTAAGGTCGCACTAACAACCGTTGCCGAAAGTAACAAGAATGCTCTTGGAGCAAACCGCGCGGAATGGCAAGGATTTTCGTCCGTGTTAACCGAGAAGTTATACGCACTTTATAAGACTGACGGAACTCTTAGAACTCTAGACGATTTTAAGAACGCTTTCTTTGAACTTCGCGATGGTTTTAAGGCGGTAGCTACCTACTACGGTTCATAATGAATAAAATAGAATTCTATATTGGCGGCATGTTCTTCTATGTCGTATGGATAATAGTACGTATCCTAACAAGTATTATATTTGACGGACAAGGTTCCGGTGCCGGATTCTTCGGTATGTTTATTTTGATGTTCGCTCCACACCTTATATTTGCCGGATTTGCAATAACAACGTTCGTTTTACTGTTAACTAAAGGATAAGGAATTTTATGGCTGGTCGACCAAAGGGTTCAAAAAACAAACCAAAAGTAACACAACCAAATAATATGGTTGCCGATACCATTGAATGTAAAGAGATTCGAATGACAAGTGGAAACGGAAAAGTTTCGCTTGCAATCAGGGCTTATGAAGACATGATTGGTCTTTGGATTTCTGAGAACGGCGGCGGACCAATGGTCGCTATCTATAACGGAATGGACCAAGGTGCGGTTGTCGGAGTTTACAATTCTAGTCACGAACGAGCACTCAATATTGGGATTTGCGGCAATAAGGATGGCGGTGGACTTCAGCTTTGCGAAAGTAGTCCTAATCCACGACTAGTTATGAAGTCTGTTCACGAAATTTTAGAAGAGTGTGACGCTCCACATATTGATGGAGATTATGAAGACGAAGAAGTTCGGGACGAAGAAGAGTAAGCTAAAGCTTATTAAGGGAATTTTGAATCGGTGAAAATTTTCGTTGTTATAGGCGTTGACGCTCCAGTTTACGACGATACAGACTGGTGTCATTTCAGAGTTATTATTGCTACAACATCGAAAGAAATTGCTGAAGAAACGGTCAGGAAGCATGATGGTTGGTGCAAACTAGAAGAAACTAATGTCGGTGTATTCGATATGTTTTCTGCAAGTATAAAAGAAGGAGCGGAAAGCCGCAAATGAGTCAAATCAAACATGTTCAATTCTTGGGTTGGGACAAAGATTTAGCTAAAGAAGATTTCAATCTCTTTGGCCATACCAGACAGATACTTAAGGTTGAAAAGAAAACTGGTAGCGGCGACATCACCGATGGACGTATCGTCAAACTCTGGGAATTCGAACGAAAAGTTAATGGTGGCAAAGACGTAAAAAACATTCCGCAAGAGGAAGGTGACTGCGTTAGTTGGGGTGCGCGAAGTGCGGTTGTAAAGTTATCAGCCGTAGAAATTATTAAGAACGGCGACCTAGAAAAGTTTAAAGACGTTTTCCCACCATACATCTACGGTGTGTCTCGCTGTAACATTTCCGGCAATTGTGGCTCAAGGCGTCCAGGCTCTTATGGTGCCGCCGCAGCCAAAGGCGTGGAACGTTTCGGTGTTATATTCTTTGATACGCCGGGTTGCCCAGGATACTCCGGACAGATTGCCACTCTTTGGGGGATGCGTGTTCCGGCAGAATTTCTTGAAGTCGGCAAGAAATACACTATTGGAGCGACCGCACAAGTTACCTCAACGCAGGATGCTGCCGAATCCATTGTTAGTGGTTATCCATTTACGATTGCCGCAGACTTCGTTGCTTCTGGTTTTAAAATCAAGGGTGACAAGGTCTTTGCGACGAGCGGATTTGGTCGCGGCGGTCACATGCAATGCTGTATTGGTTATGACGGAACAGATAATTCGTTCTTCATTATCAATTCCCACGGTGAGAACTCATGTCCTGCGTCACCAGATGGAGCACCACGCGGCGGTTATTGGATTGACGAAAGAATGCTCCGCAACATTCTGGCAGAAAACGATTCATTCGGTTATTCTAAATTCAATGGATTTCCGGAACAAGAACTAGATAAGTTACTGTTTAATATCATTGCGTAATGCCATACATCTATATATTCATAGTTTTGTTTAATGGTATTGCGTGGCTGTCGGTGGCAGCGTTTGCCTACTGGGTTGGTTGGACTTTCTATGTCCTATACAAGGACGGTAAATTAACGTAGGAGATTAGTATGTACGCGGCGATTCTAGCGATTCTAATGTTTGGTGGTGTCGAACTCAACAAGGATGATTTTTCTTTCGGCGGGACAGACAATCCTGCCGTCATGAAGGAAGATTTCAATTTAGTAAACTATAGGTGTCCGACTTACGAAGAGGGTTATAAGGAAGCTATGCGTCGTGGCGTCCCTCTAGTTGTCTTCAAAAACGAATGGCCGACGCCGGGTAAAGACTTTGTGGCGTGCTATGTTACAAGCGACGACGGACGATTTACGCAGCCTCTAACGACTTACTACCCCAAGAATGGTCAGTTCTTTCCAAAAGCTGACGACTTTTCAGGAGTAAAATCTAAGGTTGGAGAATTCGGTCAAGTAAAATATATGCAGGTGTGCGGTCCTAACGGATGCTCTATGGTTGCCGTGCCTACCGAGTCAGTTAAGTCAACTCCGGACGTAAAGTACATTCAGTTTGGCGATGATGAAGGAAATTATTCCGGCAGTTCATGTTCTGGTGGCAACTGCGGCAGTAGTGGCGGCTTCAAGTTCTTTAGAAAGAAGTAATAATGCCTGAAATCAAACTAAATAGCGGGTCGGCAAATATCGATAGCGTTGTAGCTTTAGTAGCTAAAGACGTTGTAGACAAAGATGATAGCGGCCTCATTAAATTTGACATTATGCTGCTTCTGGCAATCGCAGGAATTCTATTTCAGGTTGTACGGACATGTAAGAAGCGGGACGCAACACAGTTAAAGAGGCACGCTAAACGCCGCTCTATCTATACTGCTTGGTCCGTCAGAACGATTGTATACAAACAGCTTGGGCCGGAAGAATTCAAACTGCGTGGAAAGCAAGTAATCGACTCGATTTTTAACGTGGCCGGAATTATCGATGAAGCGATGATTGCGGCGTTCCGAGAGGATGTTCTAGCACAACCGGCGTAACAGGACGCAACAATGAAAGTTGTTTTATGGACAAAGTTGATTTGTTTGGTGCTCGCGCATATAGTCTTGTGTTTCGTCAACGTAGCCTCTTTCTTTCTGGCTCCACTATATGAGCCGTTCTATGTTGCCTGTCCAATTATGTCGCTTATTCTGGTAATGAGTCTTGCTCCGTGGTGGATTTGTCCGCTTACTCAACTTGAAAACAAGTTTCGTAAGGAACTGGGACTAAAAGAAGTTCACGGATTTGTTGGTCACTACGTAATTAGGCCGCTAAGGCGGCTTGTTCGCGGACAGAAACAGAGAATCTTCGTTAAGGAAACTTAATGGCCACTCGCGAAGAATTGATAAAATGTGTTGGGCATACTGTTGGTCTTGTGCCATGTAATAACTTTCCTGTATATTTAGCTTATGTTGGGCCGGAATACGCGAGATTTTCGTGGTACGGCGACTTTAATAGGTATTACACAGCTAAATTTAAGGATTTAAATACATCGTACACATTGCCTTGGTTAACATTTTTTGAAGATAGAGCTAGAGTAAGTTCCTTTTTATAAGAGGTAAGTCATTAATGACAGCAAGAGAAGCCGCAAAATCACTACACGCTCTTTTGGTTACTTATCCATTCACTTTACAAACTGGCGTCGGATACAATGATGGTGAATCACCGGAACTATATGTTTACCTAGAAAAGAAATCTCAAAAGAAAGATGTTCCCGACACATGGGAAGGTTTTAAAGTTAATAAAGTAGTAACCGGTAAAATTCGACCATTAGCGGCAACCTAATGTCTTCTATCTTCGTTCTATATGATTATCTGGCCGAACCTAAAATGATTGCGTGGTCGACGGATAAAGATAAACTCGTAAAGCATATGAAAAAACTAGAAGCTCCACACAAAAAGTATGAAAAAGCTATTGGAGCATGGTCTAAAAAGTGTGGGGAGTTCTTAAAAAGAAATGGTAAAAGACAGTACTCAGTGATTCCAAACAATTTGGATTTTGCGGCGTTTAATTATGCGGTCGCAATTCTACAAGGACGAGCGAACGGAATATACGCTTGGCCGTACCAAGATTTGATAGACGAATTTATTAAAGATAACCCGCTACCGGAATACCATCCGGCAAAATATTATAAACTACATGTAGTGGAAGTTGCCGAACAAGTATGATAAAGGTCGCAGTCTCCGGTTATTTTCTCTTCCTACATATTGGTCACGCCCAACTCTTCCACGACGCACGAAGTCTTGGTCACTCTCTCACCGTCATAGTCAATAACGATAGGCAACAACTACAAAAATATGGTAAAATTATTGTCCCAGCCGACCAACGAGCCAAACTTATACGTTCTTTCAGGGTTGTCGATTTTGTATTTATTTCTGTGGATGATGACTCTTCTGTCTGCGAATCATTAAAGGCTGTGCGTCCCGATATTTTTTACAACGGCGGCGACCGCACATCTATTAAAGACATGAATCAAGACGAGGTCAAAGTCTGCCATGAAATCGACTGTATGATTATGTCTGGTTCACCGGAAAAATTAAATTCAAGTTCTAGCATTTTAAGAAAGATAAGAGGCGAAGAGTAGTGACGAAGTTCGAGGATGTTAAAAACCAAACAACAGAAGAGTATTTTGAGGGAAACCAGTTTAGTGTTGACGCCTTCAATAAGAAGTATCGGTTAGATGATAATGAAACCTACGTTAAGGCTCTAAAAAGAGTTTGTGATGCTATTGCTTCCGTAGAGAAAACCGAAGAACTTCGTACTTATTGGTCTGAACGCTGGTTTGACGAAATCTACAATGATTGGTGGCATCCTGCCGGTAGTATTATGCAAGGTGCCGGGTCTGGACGTAAAATATCCCTATGTAATTGCACATGCGCCTCCCTTGGTGTTGTTGATGAAGCTAAGGATTGGGATAACCTAGAAAGCATTATCAAAACAGCAAGCTACTCGATTGCTAAAATTGCTGCATACCGCCAAGGTTTAGGGTTAGACTTCTCTAAACTCCGTCCGCGCGGAACAAAAGTCTTAAATAGTTGTAATGAGAGTACCGGCGCAATCCATTGGATGCAATTTATTGACTCTATCGGTTATTACGTTGGGCAAAAGGGCCGAATCCCGGCAATGCTGTTCAGCCTCAGTTGTGACCACCCAGATATCGAAGAGTTCATAACGGTAAAATCAGACTACGGCAAAATTCAGAACGCTAATATCTCCGTCCAATGCAAAAACTCTTTCTATGAAGCCGCGAAAGCTAATGCAGATTGGGAACTAATTTACAAGGTTCCAGCCGTTACTAAAGGACAGAAAGTTTACATTGATAAATGTGCAATCGACTTCGCAACTCAGAAAGATAAACACGGTTATTATGTAATAGCAACACATAGTAGACAAGAAGAGATTATTAGAAAAGTTGTTAATGCTAAAGATTTGTTAATGCTTATTGCGACAAACATGTTTAATAATGCAGAACCCGGAATACAGAATATTGATATTGCACGGAAGTATTCAAATAGTGACTATGTTTACGACGAGAACGATGAATATAATAGTAAAATTGAGGCAACAAACGCCCCTGTAATCGGAAAATCTCTAGTTCCAACCAAAAAAGGTTTATTACCAATAAAATCTCTTTTTGACGACGTACAAGCTGATATTTTGTATGATTCTTTTGCCGAAAGTAGTTTAGAATATTTAGACGGTAATTATACTAAAAATAGACCAGTTGGCAGGATTTCCAGTAATGCTAGTTTTATAACTTCTAGTTTTAAAAAATATTACAATCAACGGGTATGGGAAATCGATTTACAGAGCGGTCCACTATTAGAATGTAATTCAGAACATAAGTGGTTTACGCAAGACGGAATGAAAAAAACCTCAGACATTGTATGTGGAGACAAAATTTTCTGTGGGAACAATGGGCTAATTGACCTTATTGGAGAACCTGACAAAAAAAGCAAGGATTTTAGAATTGGAGAATTCTTAGGTTGGTTTACCGGTGACGGGTTTTACTCAACAGTTTACAAGAGTAAGGGAATTAAACTAGATAGAAAAGCTGTTGGGTTCTTATTTAAGAAAGATGAGTATAGATATTATGAAATTTTCCAAGATATCTATAAAGAATTAACCGGTAAAGAATATAACTATGTTAGAAATCGTGGAAATGACCTTTTTGAAACTAGAACTCAAAATAAGCATATCTACAATTTTCTAAATAATTATGGTTTTAATGAAAATAAATATCATATTCCAGAGCAATGTTATTCTAACATAAATCTTTGCGCTGGATATCTATCTGGACTATTTAGTGCTGACGGAGGAATATACTTAAATAGTGGTAAAATAACATTAACGTCTGTATCTAAAGATATAGTAAATGGTGTTCAACAGTTGCTTTTAAATTTATTCGGGATTCAGTCGTACATAAATGAACAAGAAAGCAAGCCGGTCCCATATACATTAGCGGACGGAACAGAAAAATTTTCAAACCATAAAACAGCGAATAGACTTAATATAACAAAAAATGGGTTTGTAAAAAAATTCTTCAACCTTATTGGATTTGGTGTAGAACATAAAAATATTACCACGATAGATTATATTGATAAACATAAAAATTCTAAGGATACATCTAAATATAATTATTATGTAGTTAAAAATATAACCAAAACAGACAGACATGAAGATATGTATTGTGCGGTTGTACCAGAAAAACATTCTCTAATTATTAATGGCCTTATATCTAGCAATTGTTCTGAGCAGTATTTAAGTAGAGAAAGTTTATGTGTATTATCTTCAATTAATTGTGGTAAGTTCTCAGTAGAACAAGATAAGTACGAACAAGAATTAGAAACAATAGGCCGTTCGGTAAATAGGTTTCTAGATAACGTTAACGAATACGAGCTAGTTAATCAGACTTACGCAACACCAATTCAAAAGATTGCGATTCAGAAGTTACGGAGAACTGGCGCTGGCTACACTAATATTACGGCTTGGCTATTTAAGCAAAATCTTGAGTACGCTTCGCTGGAAGCAAATCAAAAAATGGAGAAGTTTACTGAACGGTACAATTATTGGCTGTATAAAAACTCAGTTGAGGTAGGCGTGGAAAAAGGTAATTTTGGCCTATTCAATAAAGAAAAGCTTTGTAAGTCTCCGTTCATTCAAAGGATGATGACGCTAGGACTAGAGTTCGATACACTACGGAATATTACGTGTTCTAGTATTGCGCCGACTGGTAGTCTCAGTCTGATGTTCCGTGGTTGTGTAATGTCTTACGGAATTGAAAATGGTTTCGGTCTGTACTATTGGAAAAGAACTAGAATCTCCGGAAAGTACGAGTACTATTTTTGTGTCCCGCGAGTCGTCCGTGAATACTTTGAATCTCAGGGTTATCCGATTCCGATTAAGTCAGACACAATCAAAGATACTTGGGACGGTAAACATGGTAAGGTTATAGCTAACTTTATCGAAACCAATAAACACAACCTGGGTATCAAGTTTAAGTCTAACACTACAGATTCACCGTTTGAAAAACTAGACCTAATGTCCCGCGTTATGAAATGGATTGATTCGTCAATTTCGGTGACATATATGTTCCCGGAAAATACCGACATTCAGGTTGTCTACGACTTTATTGTTCAGGCTTATGAAAAGGAAGTTAAGAGTATTGCGGCGTTTCCGGACAGAAAGATGTATGGGATTGTGTCAAATCTTCCGTTCAAAGAGCTTGCTGTAAAACTATTCGAAGAAGGCGTTCAAATTCATAAGCAAAACTTCTCGGACGATGAACTAGCTCAACTAAATCTACGTAAAGCGGAAGAACACACAATCGTTAAAACGAACGCTCCAAAACGACCAAAATCACTACCAGCAGATTTTCATCACGTTAAAGTTGGTGGTAAAGACCATTTCGTTGTTGTCGGACTTTATAATGATGAACCTTACGAAGTAATCGCCGGACTAAATGGATTCTTTACTCGTTCTTTAAAATCTGGTGAACTTAAAAAGGTGAAACGCGGCTCATATAAGTTTGTCTCAGAAGACGAACAGATTGAAGATATCAATAATTACGCCGACCCAAACATTGATGCCCTAACCAGAATGATTTCAACAAGTTTGCGTCACGGCGCAGACATTAGTTTTATTGTTCATCAGTTAGAAAAAACGTGTGGCGATATGCAAAGTTTCTCAAAAGCTATTGCCCGCGTTCTCAAAAAGTATGTTAAGGACGGAACGAAAGTATCTGGTGCCTCATGTCATCAATGTAAAAGTGAAAACATTGTTCGTCATGAAGGTTGCGCTACGTGTATTGATTGTGGTTATTCAAAATGTTCATAGTAATGGAGAGTTATGGCACGCCGAAAAGCAATTAAGCTTCAACAACCGCCGCTTCAAACAGAAGAACGACAAGAGCACCGCAATAGAATTAAAGCAATCACGCCGGGACAGGCAGAGCTTATTCGGGCGATTCAGGACAACGAATTAGTATTGTGTGATGGGCCAGCCGGTTCCGGAAAAACAATGGTGTCAATCGGCGTTGCCGTAGACTATCTGGTTGCCGGAAAGTTCAAAAAAATCATTATTACGAGGCCGACGATTGAGTGCGGTAATGAACTCGGTTTTCTACCCGGAAATCAGGACGAGAAGCTATACAATTATTTGATTCCGGCGTTCGACTGTCTTTCGAAGTTCCTAAGTAAGTCGGAGATTGCCGAAGCTAAAAATTCCGGTAAGCTTGAGACGGCACCACTCCAGTTTATGAGAGGTCGCACCTTCGACGACACAATTGTAATCGCCGACGAAATGCAGAACTCTAGTTTCGACCAAATGAAAATGTTGATTACCCGTTTAGGAAAAAACTGCAAAATTGTTGTGTCCGGCGATATAATGCAGTCGGACCTTAAATCCAGGGAGTACGGTGCTCTAGAGGACTTTATGAAATGGTTAAGTGACCTTGCGGGCATCGGAATTGTCCATTTGAAAGATACTGATATTGTTCGAAATCCGCTAATCGGCAAGATTCTTAAAAGAATTGAAGAGTTCGATGATTAAAACGGTAATTCTTCTATTTTGTGCTATCGTTTGTATTGCGGCTGTACCTCCACCTAACAAAGGTGCTAACGTTGAATGGAGAGTTCCAAAAGAGATGGTTAAGACGGGAAGATTTCAGTACAAAACAACTAGCTGTACAATCGAAGAACACCAACTTAATGTGTTGGGACAGGACAGATGGGAATTGGTTGGAATACACGGCGGAACTATGTTTTTTAAACGAGAAATCATAGAGGAAAAGTAATGAAAACATATGACTATCTAGTTAGAAAAAATCTAGAGGAAGCAACACTAAAGGATTATGGTAAGTTAGGCTGGGAACTTGTCGCCGTTAATTATATCGGAATGTATTCGACGGAATACTATTTTAAACGTGAGCTTGTCGATGTTCCAGTTTCCGCCGAATCCTATGTAGTGCCAAATACTTACAAGGATATTATACCGTTTCGCGTTGAACAGTCTTCAACTTTGGTAGCAAATTAATGTACCAATATGCCGAACTTATTCGTGTAGAATCAAGACAACCTTACGTAGAGGTTGAATACCATTTTTCCGGCGATACATCGCACTGGAAAGTTGGAGATGTGATTTATCCAGAACTAATCATCCCAGGTAGTGGCTCTCGCTATTTTTGGAACAATTACGATAACGGATATCCCAACGCATTAGGAAAAGTTACTGAGATAAAAGGACAGGGGCACTTCATACTAGAATGTTTCTTTCCTCATTACTTTATGTAAGGTAGAATTACTTATGGAAGTTATCGACAAGTGGGAACGTATCCACCCTCAATTAGACGACGGTTCTGTCCTTGGTGACCTCAAGTCCCATTGTACGAACTGGCAACCGTATATGGCCGACACAATCTGTACGTCCACGCATGAGATTTCCCATTCCATTTCAGCGGAGATTCGTAACAAAGCTGGTGGTCGCGTAAACAGTTTTTACTTAGGTAAAAATAAATCCGCCACTCTACAAGAGCCGAATTTTAGAAAACGGGACGTTGCCGAATACGTTCCGTTTCGTTTACGAGAAAGTCGATTTAATACCTATGTAGTAGGACAAAACGACTGGGACGACACACCACTATATATTATGGATGAGAGTAACGCATATCTTGCCGGTATGGAGTGTGCGGTTTACCTTAAAGAACAAAACCATAGAGAAACTGAAAGTTGGCAAGACCACGCTCTAGGCCCACTAGAATTCTTCGTGTATACTGCGGCTCTGTTAATAACCGCTTCAAAACGCGATAGCGGTTGGTTTGACCGCGAACCAAAATCTAAAGACTTCTTCCGTTACCAGTTTGTTCGCTTCCTAACGAACTATGAAAAGTGTGCGAAAATGTTCCCGTTTGACCGCCAAGATAAAATTTGGGATGGTCTGAAGACCGGCGAAGATGGAAAAAATATTCGGGAGTTCTTGAAAAAAGAGCTTGCTCTTGATATATTGAATTTGGATGTGAGTGAGCTATCTAAAGAACTTTTCAGGATTATTTAATGGACTATGCGTCAGCATTAAGCGGTATGGATAGTAGTTCCGGAGGAAATTTTTACTCTTTTTTACTATCATTACCGATAGCTCTATTTGTAATGTTTCCTCTTATTAGATATTTAATATTCGCAAATACAAACTTCGATATATGTTCTTTTCTGCATAGGTCAAATTAAATGCCCAACTATCATTATCTCTGTGAAAACTGCGAATCAGAATTTCAAATTGAACAATCAATCAAGGAAGACCCAATTCAGTACTGTAGTGACTGTAAAACTATGTCGCTACGCCGCGTAATCCATGCGGTAACAGTAATTGATACGACGCCGAAAACACTTGGCTCTCAAGCTGAAAAGAACGCCATATCAATGGGCCGCGAACAGGTTGCTCTTAAAGAAGCTGAGAACGTATGGAAGAAAAAGCCGAAAGAGCGGCCTTGGTGGCGACCGAATTCAGATAGTCCAGTGGACTTAAAGAAAATCAAAAACATGAAAAAGTATATTGAGGAAGGAAAAACTGAGTGATTATTTCCGAAGAAAAAGTGTCGAAACTACATACGGCATTTGATATTGGCGCGAATTCCTTAAATGTATCGAGATATACAGTTATTGAAAACTGTCCTTATGAGACGCCGGAATATCGTGCGGAATGGATTGCCGGACATATCGCGACCGTTTTTAACACATACTATCATGGAATTTTTACAGAAAGAACTTATCCGCCCAACGTTTTTGATGGATTTATGGGTTTTATGAGAGCTGGATTTAGGAGAGTTGTTGTTCCAAATGAGTAAAATTCTTGAAGATTCCGGAATAGTATACATTGACGACGAAGGTTGTAATGTAACCTCATTAGGTATTCCATATTTAACTCGTTCAGAACCAAAAGACCATTTTTGCGGTGATTTTCGTAATTTTCAGAATTTTGACGCGTTTTGTAATGGGTGTTGGTGTTGTAACAAAGAATTTGACGAATACAGCGTTTCAAAAAACAGTTTTACGTATGGATGTTCTAAGTGTAAAGTTTATATTACCGTGGAGAAACGGTCTTGAGTAAGACTTACCACGTTAAAACCACTTTAGTAGAAGTTGAAGGTAATGGGTCTTCCGGAACATTTAAAGAAACTTTAATTAGCTCTATTCCTTTAGATGACTTAGTAAGTGCTGAACACGTAAAACAGATTGTAGCGCACGGACACACCTATATCGCTGAGACTAAAGTTACTCGTTCCGTAATGTAATGGAGAAATAATGTCGGTAATTATAGAAGCTGCCCAACCTCTCGATGACGACGAAATCATTGGTCTTGAAGACGGCGAAAAAACAGTTTTGAAGTGCTCTGCCTGCGCGGAACCTCTCGTTGAGATTTGGGTTACAAAACCGTGGCAAAGCGTAGCTTTTAAATACAAAGCGATGTGTCCGCACTGTGGTGACCATTCCTTTGTTAAAGAGATTAGCGGCGGCGTTCATGTTGGTTCTGTCGGTAAAACGGTAGCTACTCATTTTGAAATAGACGACGATGTAGTCGTCTGGTATTGTGTTGCTGGTGAAGTAAATAACGAAGATGTATAAAGATACTGATAGTTATGTGATGGAATGGATAGCTGCCGGATACCATGAAAATGGTAGCAATTATTTATGGTGGAAAGGGATGATTCAGAATGTTACGATTTCCTGCGACCTTACAAAAACAGAATTATTTGAATTAGGTAGACGCGGACCATACCACAGGTTTGTTGATTTTCCAGTAGAAGTTACAGTCCCATTTAATTAGGGTGTTAATAGATTTATTCCGCAAAATCCAGAAGCCTTTATGGATGACGATACGAAAAATCAAAGATACAAAATGTATTTTATCGGTGACACTTCCTCTTGGAAGCTTCTAGATTATATTTACATAGCTAAAGACAGTAATTCTCCGTGGGAAATTGAATACACTAATAAGAAAACCGGTCTTCCTGTAGGAAAAGTTATTGAACTATATGAAGAAACTGGTAAGAACGGTAAGCTACTTAATAGCTACGTAGTAGCTCCAACATTTGAATTAGTTTCCGAAAATAAAGACGGTTCTTTTACCGTAAAAGAAAATAATTTTAAACATCTAGGTAGTAAATTTAAAGATAGTTTTTTATATAAAAATTTAATCAATCAAAAAGTCTTTTTATCTTTTTGGTATGGTCAGTATTACATTGGTGATGTTTCTGGATTAGAAGAGAATGTTTTTACGGTTAAGGAAAATGTAGAATGAAGAAATTTTCGTTTACACAGTATAAGAATAAGCTTGTTGGCGACGGCATTAAAATTGAATTCGCCGCAGAACTAATGAGTTCGAGAGAAACCAAAGGCGAACTTATCCTAAAATACGAAGTAGAAGACGGTGTTGCTCCATGTTTAAAGAGCGGACTGAAAGTCTGTAAGATTGGACAGAAGTTAACGACAAGAGATAACGGTAATACTCTTGGAACGATTGAGAAGATTATCGACAATCATGTTTATGTAATCGCAGATTAAGTGAGGTACTCAGAATGGCCGATGGTGTAGAAGGTTTTACAAGTAACGCAGAATTCATTGACGCGGAAAATCCCAAGTGTTACGCGAAAAGCGTTTGTCACAACCAACGAGAAACGTTTTATGTCCGTATGCACAGTAGTCACCTTTACAATCCTTGGGACCAATACAGTTTTCCCGGCGATTCGACGGCTCGCGGTCTTGACGCCTCAATGAAAAAGTGGGAGTTCCGCAAAGTTCCCAAGGTTTCATTTGACTACTATCTTCAATTTTTACGCAGTAAAAACGAGAACTATTTACGGCGTGCAGAGGCAGAGTTTTAAGGTGAGTAATGGAACTGTTCGTTTTATGTGTGGTGCTGCTGGCGTTATCGCCCGGCTTTCCAATGTTACTGTGGGAGTTCTTAGTTGCTCGCAAACGTTAACTTCGTAGCTCTCATAATTCAGTTGTTCTCTATAGCCACAGTATGTATAGTGTTCGAAGATTCTATCAAAGGAGATTTTAGTGAAAAAGGGTAGATTAAGTCTAGAAGAGAAGCAGTTTGTGTTTGACAATAAAAAGACGCTTTCAGTCGCCGAAATTGCCCAGAAGTTGGACAGGTCGGAAGTTATTGTGAAGACGCTGATTGATAGTAATTGGGCACCAGTTACAGTAAAAACTGGCCTGGACCTAAAAAGCGGAGCGTTCGGCAAAAAGGACGGGGTCGCCGTCATGACTGAGGCAGCTTCAATGGCCGCAGACGAGTTTGTCGAGTCCGTTACGCCGCGCCGCCATCAAGTTGATTATATCCATAAGATTGACCCGAACAAACGGATTCGTTAATGCCAACGCCAGTTTGTAAACACTACGACGAACTCATAAACGAAAAGTGCGTATGGTTTGCCGATTTAATGAACGGTGAACGCATTTATCAGGATGATGACCGTTCCGGCGTTGACGAACCAAAAGCTTGGCTGCGACTTCGAAAATATCTGGAAGAAACGGGAACTTCCATATATACTGTTGGTGCTCGCTTTCGTTCAAATGAAGTTAAGATGCCGCCTCAAAAGAGCGGTTATTACTTTGCGAAACTAGCGATGGCTTTTAATTGGGGCGGGCCAACGTTTCATGGGTTGTGTTTAGGATACGTTGAAAACGATAAGGTTCACGTTACACAATTTAATGCACCGGCTCTTGAAACAATCTCGACAGATACGCGTGAGATTAATCCAGAATTGGAAAGCTTAATTTTTAATAAGGACATTGAAGGTGGGAAAGAATCAGACGGAAAAGTCGCCGTATAAGTCAGGATATTCGCCGTCCTACATTACGCCCGCGCAATACATCACCGAACTTGTTTGTGAGAACATTGCATTTCGTGACCGCAAAGAACTCTTCGTTAAGTTCTGGAACTCGCCCGAATGGAGTAAGGTGTTCCGCGACCAATTGGATGCCGCTAACGGTCTGGTAAAAACGTATTCGCCGAAAGCTATTATTGCGGCGTTGAAGAGTCGGGACGGAAAGAATATTCTATCGCTCCGTTGGGAAGCTAGATTAGACCCACTGATTCGCCGGGAACAAGCTAAGATTGATTTGGCGACAGTTATCCGCGAAGAACGTCAGCAAGAGAAGAAAGAACGAGAACGTGAACAGGTCGTAGAGAATAAGACGAGGCCATCGTTCGGTAAAAAAAGTGTGAGGAACCTATAATGCTAAGACGACAATTCGCTAAATTCATCTGTTCTGTACCGCTACTTGGTTTTGAATTTAAAAATACTGGAGATTTTGATTCTCTATATCAAGAGCTTGGTTTTTTTGGTGACATAGAAGAATGTGGTGGAATTTTGTTCCCTACTCAACAAAGTCGGCGTTCGTTTTATGAACGAGAAAAGTTTTGGTCAGTAGCGAATAAGTGTTACTATGTTGTAAAACATGTAAGTAAGTCAACATTAATTGTAAAAGTTTAAGAAAGCGAAGCTTTGGCTAAATCAAAAAAAGAAACTATAGAAAATGAAGACGGTGAAACCGTCGTGGACCCTGTCGAAAAGATTAGGGCCGAACTAGCAAAAACATATAAGACGGACGTATTTGTTCCGGCACAAGCTGTCTTTGATAAGAAGCGACAAGTTATCCCGATTAGTCCGGCACTTGATATTGGGTTGGGCGGCGGTATCCCTGAAGGTTCCCACGTTATTATGTCTGGACCTCCAAAAGGCGGAAAGACAACCACAACCCTACATTTTGCTTCCAAAGCACAAAGACCAGAATATGGTGGTCGCCACGTTTTTATTATCAATGCAGAGCAGCGACTAAAACGTCAGAACCTAGAATGTATTTCCGGACTTGACCTATCAAAACTAACCGTAATTGAATCTAACGAAGATAAAATTCTTAATGCAGTCGACTACTTAACTATCTCTGTTGAGATTCTTAAGACGGTTAAAAACTGTATTATGATTTTCGATTCATATTCCCGGTTGGTGCCGGAAAAATGCTTTACAGACGGAATTGGGACTTCGACGCGAGGCGGAACAGCAAAGCTACTATCAGACTTCTGCGACCAGACCGCGCCGATTATCGCTGTAAACAACAATATCATTATCGGCATCACCCATATTATGGCCAATACGTCCGGATATGGTTCGCCGACTATTGAGAAGGGCGGTAACGGAATCGCCTATCAAGCCGACATTAAGCTGCGCATGAAGAAAGCCGAACATTGGTCGTTAACGGAAGGCGGGCCAGTAATCGGTCATATCTGTCATTGGACGCAAGATACCAATGCTTTAGGTGTATTACCTTATCAAAAGATTGAGTCATACATTCGTTTTGGTAAAGGTATTGATGAGGCAAAGGAAATCGTTGAAATCGCGTCAGGTGTCGGCCTTCTAAAGAAAGCTGGTTCTTGGTTATCTATTGAGCCTGAACAAGAAGGTGAAGAGGAAATCAAGGTTCAAGGCGCGGAAAAAATGATTGCGTACCTTCAAGAGCATCCGGCGAAACTAGACCAGTTGTATAAGAAGATTAGGGAATTGTATGGGTGTAAATCATAATGGGTAAAATTCTTCTAATTAGTTATAGACCAGAATATTGTGATGATAGTCGTGGCTTTAGTTATTCCTCAGACCCGGAACCAGAAGATATTCAGATTGTCGCGATAGACGATTTAGATGACTATTCGTTACTAAATAACTTAGTATATTTAGAACGTTTGGAATCCGGCTATAACGACTGGAAGCATTTCTTAGTTGCTCAAGATAACGATGTTGAAAATTCAGCAATATACGGATATACGATATCATCCTTTTTTGATGGTGACTGGAAAGATAAAGAAGAAAATCTTCCAGAACGTATTAGAGAGAAAGTCTTTCAAAGTATAAGTGACGCTCGCGAGGCGGAAAAACTTAAGGATGAAGAAGAAAGGGTCGCAAGATTACTTAAAGATAAAGAAAGAGTTGAAGCCCAAGAAAAAGCTTATTTGAAACAATTACTTGAAAAGTATCCAGAAGCGGCCCAATGCAAGACTTAACAAGAAGAACTTTCGTAAAGTTTCTAAGCGGAGCACCGTTTACAAGCCTGTTCAGATTCCCTAAAAAGTATAAGTTCCCACCCGGAATGGTTGGGTTTTGGACGGTCCTAGATGCCGGTTCCAAACTTGACGTTGGTGATATTGTCTGTCTTGACAAGCATTGTAAGTTTACGGTCTTCGGTAAGTACTACGGAGAAATTATATCAAATTATAAATCCCTTGTTTTTATTGGGCCGGTAAACTCTTCAACCAAAGAATGTATGTATCTACAAAAATCCTATTCGTCCGACAATGCTAATAAATGTATTGTTAACGGCCAGTGGGAAAAGGACGACGAATGAAATGCGTTGGTTTGGACGGTAAGCAATATAACTTTCAACTTGTAAATGGAATCCGCGACGAAACGTCTTCTTACCATGAGCGTGCCCGCAAACTACTTAAATTGTACTGGCCAATGACCCTGATTTACGAGGAAGTCTTTTTACCCGGCTCTACCGGATTATATGCAGACTTTTTCATTCCTTCCAAGAAAGTTCTAGTTGAGGTTCACGGCGAACAACACTATGAGGCTAACAGTTTTTTTGGTGGGGAAAAAGGATTTGCTGGACAAAAGATTAGGGATTCGAATAAGCAGCGGTGGTGCAATCTTAATAACTATGTTTACATAGAGTTACCATACAACGAGGACAACAATGAGTGGAGAAGAAGAATTCAGAACAGCACAACAGAGAATGCAGGAAGTTGACGATGCTATCGCGTCTTATGAAGAAAAGATAGGTATTGATAAACTAACTGGTGTTGGAGAAGCTGAAAACTACCTTAATTTATCTGGTGATGTGCTTAGTAAGTTTTCCGACGAACAGTGTGGAATTGGTGCTTATGTTCTGTCTCGATACGCAGGTTTCCTTCAAAAACAGTATAACTTAGAAAAACGTCGTGAAAATTGGGCAGACGCAAATCTAAAAGTAGCGATTGCCGACCAACTTGGTGACTATGCTTATTGCTCATTTGAGGACAAACTACTCCGCGCGGTTAAAGATAACGAATACGCAATGAAATTGTATAAGATTAAGGTTTACGCGGAACAACGAGCGACACAACTGTTTTTGATTTCGTCGAATGTACAGGCTATGTCAAAAACGCTGATTGAATTACAACAGACTAAGAGAAGGTATTCACACTAAAAGGAGAAATTATAATGTCAATTGACGATGAAATCCGTGAAGCTGTACTTGCCGGTGACTTCGAACTTGCAAAGCAACTAGCGGAAGGTGGAGAAACCAAGTCTTCGAACACTCCAAAAAAGCGTGGCCGACCAAAGAAGGTTGAAAGTCAGATTGTTACGCCGCAGACACGACGGAAAGTTGCGTTCCCAGATTTTAAGAATACCTTCGTCGATGACGGTAAGCTGACAGGTCGGGAAAAGAAGGAAAAGAAAATGTATGTTAAGGCTCCGGTGCCGCGAGAAAGGCCGGAAGCCAACAGAGTCAACGCGGTATGCTCTCGTTGCGGAAAGAAAGAAAATATTCCACCATCTGAATATATTCTACTTGGTGAAGATAAACGATACTACTGCAATACTTGTGCGGGGTCAGTTCGTTAATGGATGATGAAGTTTTATCGGATATTTCGGCGGAACGCGGAACACTTGCAGGATTGGTAAAGTATGGGTCGGACGCTTTTCTTGACGTAGATGATGTAATCACTGTAAATAGTTTTACTTCTGAGCAGCATCAGGCGATTTATCATTGTTTACGACATTTTTTTAATGAGGGCGGCGAGAAACCGGACATAGCATCAATCCATTCTATTAGCGATAAGTTGGGGTTTGGCAATCTTATTTCGTCGGAACAAGAACGGAAGTACCTACGCTCTGTCCTTAATTATCCGATTGAACTAGATAACGTTCGACGGTTGGCCGGTAAAGTTCGTAAACTCGAAATCACCAGACTTATCCGGGAACAGCTAGATGAATGTAAGACCAACATCAATAGTATTACCGGAGATGAATCGCTCGCCCATATTCTCGGTCTAGTTGAGAAGCCAATCTTCGATTTTGCAAGTCTGCTTGATAACGGAAATGAAGCGACGACCCATATTGGAAATGGACTTGATGACTACGTCGAATATCTAATAGCAAACCCATGTACTCAAATTGGTATTTCAACCGGCTACAAATTTATCGACAAGGTAATTGGTGGTGGAGCGCGACCCGGAGTTTCCTTGTTCGCCGCCAGAGCTAAGGCCGGAAAAACGTTCTTAGCAAACAACATTTCAATTAACGTTGCGTCCACATCTATTCCGGTCCTTGAAATCGATACGGAAATGCAACGTACCGACCTCTGGAACCGTAGTATCTCCAGGGTTTCCGGCGTAATGCTGGACGATATTGAAAATGGAATGTTCGCGAAGAATCCGGAATCTCTACGTAAAGTTAGAGAAGCCGTTGATTTACTGAAGTCCTATCCGTTCGAGACAATGTCGGCGGTAGGACTAGAGACGGAAGACATGATTGCGGCGATTCGTCGCTGGCTCGTTAAGAAAGTTGGATACGATTCAAACGGAAACATCAACAAGTGTTTGATTGTCTACGATTATTTAAAACTTATGGACGCCGGTAAACTAAGTTCTCATATGCAAGAGTATGCTTTACTCGGCTTCATCATGTCAGCACTTCACAACTTTGCCGCAAAGCACAAGGTTCCAATTATTTCGTTTGCTCAGTTAAATCGCGACGGACTCTCTAAAGAATCTATTGAAGCTATAGCTGGTTCTGACCGTCTATCATGGTATTGTACCAACCTTAATATTTTCAAGAAGAAGTCTCCGGAAGAAATCGCGGAAGATATTGGGACACTCGGCAAGAAGAACGGTAATAGAAAGTTCAAGAATATCATTACGCGTTACGGTCGTGGACACGATGATGACGATTATATCAATATGCAATTTGACGGAGAAGTTGCAAAAATTACAGAATTGAATGAGCAAAGTAGTGTCCAATTACAACAACCACAACCAGTCAATAACGGACAGCCAGCAGTATTTTGAGAAGGTTCACCAAGTTGAAGAGATTGTTGCGGCAAATTCAGATTTACTACTAAATGAGTTTGAGCTACCAAGCTTTAGAGGTAGCAAAGTTACCTGTCCGTGTCCACTCCATTATGGAGCAGACAACCCGCGTGGTTTCGTAATGTATGATTCAGGTTATTGGAAATGCAACACTCATTTATGCGAAAGTATCTTCGGTAAAAAATCTGTTGGCTTAGTTCGTGGTTTGTTATCGAAACGTGAAGGATGGAAGTCGGCGGGTGATAAAATTGTTTCTTACAACACAGCCGTTCGATATCTGTGCCGCCTGTATAATATTAACATAAACAACATAAAGATTGACTTCACTTTACTAGAAAAGACAAAATTTTCAAACACAAACTGGAATTGTTCTAGAGAAGACAGTATACTGATACCAAGGTCATATGTTGAACAGTCGCTAGAAATCCCATGTGAATATGCTCTTAAAAGAGGGTTTTCGGCGGAAATATTAAAGCGTTACGGCGTTGGTTTGTGTAAGAATTCTAAGAAAGAGATGGCGGGCCGCGTCGTAGTGCCAATGTTAGACGAGAGCGGAAAGTATATTGTCGGATGTTCTGGGCGAACCTTAAAGCCGGAATGCCCTAAATGCAAAAGATTTCATGACGGAATATGCCCAAACTACGAGAGTGTTGCGTTCGCAAAATGGCGGCACTCTAAGTTTGAGAGTGGAAACTATCTATATAACTATTGGGAAGCAAAGCCGGTAATTAAACAAACGGGTAAAGTATATCTGACGGAAGGCCCATTTGACTGTTTAAGACTCGTAGAGTCTGGTTACGTAAACTCGATAGCTGTGTTCGGCGGAAATATTTCAGAATTTCATGAGATTTTATTGGAAAAAGCGGGTTGCGGCAATATAGTGTGTCTGTTCGACAATGACGATGCCGGACTTGTTTTTAGGGAGGTTCTTAAGAAGAAATTGTGCGGCATGTACCGACTCAGTTTCCCGGACTTACCGGCAGATAAGAAGGACGTTGGAGAGTGTAGTGTAGAGGAAATTAGGAAACTTTTAGGTTAATTGGAGAGAATAATGAGTTCATCAAATAAGAGTGGTTTCTGTGTAGTTTGTTCAGACAAGTATAGCAACTTCGATTGGAACCGTCCAACCATCATCACATCGAAGGATAATCTGGATTATTGGGCTTACGGCGGCACAATCTGTTCACGCGCGGGTGTAGCTAAGAAGCGAGTCTATGCCACCGAACAGAATGCTCTACGAGCCGCAAATCGACTTCGCCAGAACAGTCATAAGCGGTTCGT